GTTTGGCAAACTGGCAAACCTTGGTGATGACATCAGTGATGAATTTATTGTCAATGCTTCAATTTTTAAGAAGTTTGTGACCGGTGAAAGGGTGCAGGTTCAGAATAAAGGTGAAAAACCCTTTGAGTTCAATAATTATGCAAAATTCCTTTTCAGTGCAAACGATATTCCCCGAATCAAAGACAAAACAGGGGCAGTCTTGCGCCGGTTACTGATTGTTCCATTCAATGCCGAGTTCAGCAAGGATGACCCTGATTACGACAGCAACATCAAGTATAAACTTCAGGAGCAGGATGTTATGGAATACTTAATTGTTTTGGGACTGAAAGCCCTGAAGAATGTCATTAAAAATCAGGGATTCACCGAATCAGTTAAAGTGCAACAAGAAATTGATGATTACAAGAAAACGAATAACCCCATTTTAGGATTCCTTGAAGAATGTGAAATGGAAGGTTTTGAGCTTGAACATCAGCCTATACCGGAAGTGTTCACAAAGTATGATTATTACTGTTCACACAGCGGTTTGCAGAGTATTTCAAAACCTGAATTTACCAAGCAGATTAAACGCTTGACCGGTCTTGATAAAAAACAAGTCAGAATCCCAAATAGAAAAAATCCTGTTTGGGTATTCATCAGAAAGGATGATAAAAAATGATTTCAGTAAAGCAACTAAAAGATTTTCTGCAAGGTGTTCCCGATGATGCGGACATCTATGTACCGTCAAGAAAAAATCCTGATGAATGGGATGAATTAACTTCATTACAAATCAACCATGATGGTGATTACACCATGATTATTATGAACGAATAGAAAGGATGGTCACAATGATGACAGGTAAACAGTTAAAAGAATTAGTTTCACAAATTCCCGATGATGCCAAGGTCGGCATCAGCACTTGTGAAGCAGGTGAAAGTGAGTTCATTGCACCTGAACTGATTGCAGGGGCAACGGTTCAGACCACAGTCAACTTCCCCGATTGTGTGTTTTTCATCAGAAAAGCGGAAAGCACCATCATCTTTGATTTGAAAGGGGTTGAACAGCGGTGAACGCAGTTGAAAAGGAAGTGGAAATCTTGGCATTCAAGGAACTGAACAACGCAAATGACCAGTTCCCTTTGTTCCATTCACAGCATGAGGGCTATGCCGTCATCAAGAAAGAAGTTGAAGAAGTGATGGATGGTCTGAATGGCATCCTTGAAGTCTTTGCCAACGCTTGGGCGGCAATCAAAAAGAATGAGGATGCAACAGTTCAGATGAAGATGGTCGGAACGCTTGCACAGCAGATTGCAGTTGATGCAATCCAAGTGGCGGCAATGTGTGATAAATTCAATATGAGCCTTGCCCAACCTGCACAGGTGAACATTGATTCACAGTCTTTTGCTGACTTGATGAACCCTGCAACATAGGCGGTGATTTTATGGCAAATACAGAAACACCATACACCAATGCAGAAGGCTATGCAGACCCCACAGCATACGAAGGCATTAAAAATATCACCGACACAGAACGCAAATGCAATTTTCTGATTAAGGTGGTAAAGTTCATAATTAAAGAATCAGGCTTTGAACTTTTGAACAGAATTGAGTTGAAGCACACTGATTCAGGAAGGATATTCAGATGAACGCAACATCCATTTGCAAGTGTCAACCACCTGATGGGGTCACAATCAAGCCGGACGGCGTGAACGAACTTGACCCCTGCATATATGAAGAAGTTGAAACACACCATAATGTGACTGTTCATGTATTGCGGTGCAGGAAGTGCGGTCATATTGAAATTGAATGGGAAAGGAATGGTGGCAATGACTGAATACGATGAAGCAATGGAACGATTCAAACAAGCGGTCAGTGATATGGTTCAGACTATAGCTGAAAAACTGCAACCAGTCATTCAGACTATGGCTGAAATGGTTGCAGAAACTATGAAACAAATCAGACCGGTGTTGAAGGCTTTGATGGGTGGTTTCACCTACTACTGCAAGTATTATGGAAACAGCAGAGTTGTTCACCTTGCCCTTCATGCAAAGAAAGCAAGGGTCAGAAATAAGAACAGAAACCGGTTATTCAATGATTACCTGAAAGCACTGCAAAGAGGTGTTGTGCAGTGAAGGGCTTTGGAAAAGAGCGCATTGTTTTATTCACACAATTTTTCTTGACACACGATGAACCCATTACAGTGAAACAACTTCAACAGATGGTCGAGCGTTACAGCGGTGAAAAGGTCAAGCGGCAAACCATATATGATGACCTCAACGCTATTGACATAGTGATTGGTCTGAAGTGCGAACACGTTACAGACAAACCCGGAAGGATATTGCAATGGTCAAGGGGGGGGTTCCCAAGGTGAATCAAATCACACTTCCCTTTGATTTCGGTCAGGAAATCTTCATTGTTTTGAATGAAAATAAAATGTTCAAAACAAAAGTTAAAAACTATACAGTTTATGATGATTCAATTTTTGTCGGAACACCTAATGGTGAATTTAATGTCAAAGATTGTTTTGCAACTTTTGATGATTATTTGTCAAAGGGGGTGAATGTGAAATGATTTGCCCTTATGCCGTGAACAGAAAAGTGGTAACACAGACCCGAATGACCTATGATGAAAACGGTCAGCAGACATCTTGGATGGAAGCACAACAGAACACAGCAGAGTTTGTGGAATGTCAAAAAGAGAATTGCGGTGCTTTTCACGATGGAAAATGTTGTTATGGATGTAGTTGTAACAATTAGGTAACAGATACATTTCTTTTATCTGTTACCTAACAAAAGCCGCATAAACACTGGATTTTTTAACAAGTGTAACAGATGTAACAGATATTTTCTTCTTTTGTTCAAATAATAAAAATTTTTAATCATCAAATTTTTATACTTCCCTAAAAATAAGAAAATATAGAAGTCATCTGTTACTTGTTACACTTGTTACAAATCCGTTGAAAGGAAGTGATGAAAATGACAGTGAAACAATACTTAAAACAAGCATATAGACTTGATGCGTTGATTGATGCTGACCTCGCTGAATTGCGTGAACTTAAACAGCTTGCTTTGTCTGTTTCTTCACCATCTTTGTCCGGTATGCCTTCAGGCGGTCATAAACAGCAAGCACCATTTGTGAATCCAGTGCAGAAAATTGTTGACCTTGAAGCACATATCAATTCAGAAATTGACAGATTTGTTGACTTGAAAACAGAAATCAGAAGTTATCTTGAACAAATACAAGATAACACCCAAAGATGTGTTCTGCAATATAGATATATTCTGTTTTATTCTTGGAATGATATTGCTGATAAAATGGGATATACAGTGCAATGGATTCATCAAATTCACAAAGATGCTTTGATTTCCTTTAGCAAAGTAATGAAAATAACCAACTAAACTTTATTGAAATTTACTTTTCAATAATTGAAATTTACTTTTCAATTATAATATAATTATAATTAGAAATTTATCTAAATCACCACACAATGATGTTGTTTACTCCTTTGGACATCATTTGTGGTGATTTTTCGTTGAAAGGCAGGTGAATTTGATGACTAACAAGCAAAAACGATTTTGTGATGAATACTTGATTGACTGCAATGCTACACAAGCGGCAATCCGGGCAGGATATTCCCCTAAAACCGCAAAACAGATAGGACAGGAAAACTTGACGAAACCTGACCTTCGTGAATATATTGATGAACAACTGAAAAAACTGCACGATGCAAAGATTGCGGATGCCGATGAAGTCATCAAATACCTGACTTCCGTGATGCGTGGTGAATCCACAGCAGAGGTTGTGGTCATCGAAGGTGAAGGTGAAGGTTGTTCAACTGCAAGAAGAATGAGCAAGGCACCCGATGAAAAGGAACGCTTGAAAGCCGCTGAACTGCTTGGAAAGCGTTTTGGTTTATTCACCGACAAAATCAATGTGGACGGTGGAACAAAGGTTGTGATTGTTGATGACCTTGATGAATAGTATCAGGTTAGTAACAAAACAGCCTTCTTTTCCCTGTTCAAAGTGGTTCAGCACATATTGTGTCATAAATAGGCGGTGATCTGATGGCTGATTCAAGATTGAGGATGTCACAGATTGTTGGTAAAGGCTATAATGATTTTTGGAAGTTCAAAGGTAGATACAGAATTGTCAAAGGTTCCCGAGCATCCAAGAAATCAAAGACTTCTGCTTTGTGGTATATAGCAAATCTTTCAAAAGAGAAATACAAAAAAGCAAATTTGCTTGTTATCCGTAAAACATACAGAACACTAAAAGATTCTTGTTTCACAGAACTGAAATGGGCTATCAACAGACTGGGATTGCAAAATCAATGGGTGGCAAAAGAATCACCCCTTGAAATTGTCAATATAGAAACCGGTCAAAAGATATTCTTCAGGGGACTGGATGACCCCTTGAAAGTCACATCAATAACTGTTGATGTGGGTGTCCTTTGTTGGCTTTGGATTGAAGAAGCCTATGAAATAATGCAGGAATCAGACTTTGACACCATTGATGAATCAATCCGTGGTGAAGTGCCGGAAGGTTTGTTCAAACAAATCACCCTGACCTTCAACCCTTGGAATGAACATCACTGGATAAAAAAGCGGTTTTTCGATGCACCACCTGACCCGGACATTCTTGCAATCACCACTAATTATTTGTGCAACGAGTGGTTGGACGAAGCCGACAAGAAGGTATTTGAACGGATGAAGAAACAAAATCCGAGAAGATACCGAGTTGCAGGTCTTGGTGACTGGGGCATCGTTGATGGTCTTGTCTATGAAAATTGGCATGAACAGATGTTCAGTCTGAAACAAATTCAAGAACAGCACCCTGATTTGAAGTCAGGCTTTGGTCTTGACTATGGTTTCACGAATGACCCATCAGCCGCCTTCATTGGTTTTGTTGACCTTGAAACACATACAATCTATGTGTGGGATGAAATGTATGAAAAGGGACTGTCAAACAAAAAGATATATGATACCCTTTGCAAGATGGGTTATGGTAAAGATAAATTTACCGCTGAATCAGCAGAACCAAAATCAAATGCCGAATTGAAAGGCTACGGAATGAGGGTCAAGGGAGCCGAAAAGGGCAAAGACAGCATCAACAACGGCATCCAATGGATTCAGGACTGCACCATCATCATTCATCCCCGGTGCGTGAATTTCTTGACCGAGATTTCAAATTACACTTGGGAAAAGGACAAGTTTGGAAACAAGTTGAATGTTCCCATTGATGATTTCAACCATTTGATGGATGCAATGCGTTATGGTCTTGAACAGTATATCAGAAACAACAAATGGTTGTATTAGTAACACGGTAGTAACAAGAACGTGCATCAATTCTGAAAAGATGCAGGTTCTTATTTTATTACACAATAAATTCTATGCGGAAAGGCGGTGAAAAAAGATGCTTACAATAGACGAAATCAGCAGATTAATTCAGGACGATGCAAACAGCCCAAGAAAGCAGAGTGCAAAAGTCGGTTCAAGGTATTATGAAGGAAAGCATGATATTTTGAACTATAAATTGTACTACTTCAACGCAAATGGGCAGTTGGTTGAAGATACTACAAGAAGCAACATCAAGATTTGTCATCCGTTTTTCACCGAACTGGTTGACCAGTGTGTTCAATATATGTTGTCCGGCAAAGAAGGCTTTGTCAAATCGGACATTCCTGAACTGCAAGAACAGCTTGACTTATATTTTGGTGATGATTTCAAAGATGAATTTGCTGATACTTTGACCGATG